ATTTTTTTTTGAAAGCCATACATCTTAAAAGGTACAAGACCTTCATCAAGTGATACAATACGAACATAGTTTTCCATAAAGTATAATGGGTCTTTCATACACTTTTGATATTCTAAAATTTCTTCCTCAGAATACTCTACTGGTGTATTTACTTTTTTTAGATTTGGATTACCAAGGTAAGCGTTTTCACTCATAAACGATTGCCTCTATATGGGTATAACCTAATTGAACAGCTCTAGTAACTCTTTGTCCACCCTTGTGAACACTATACAGTTTTTCGTTATATAACTTTCCACCTGCTCCATATCTTGGTGTATCACTAATCTTATGTTTAAAAACTTCTATTGGTTGTTCCATAATTTTAGTTATCTTATCTACACCTTGATCTAATTTAGTATTATGTTTTAGATAATACTGATTGTAAGTTAATTCACTAATCTTTAGTATTTGTTTTTTCGGGTGTAACGTTTTTGCTTTCAAAGTTTTCATTTTCAGTTTTTCGCTCTACGTTTGTTTCTACAGTTTTTTTATTCAACATCTTTTGTAACTCAGCTGTTGATCCTACAAACAGTGCGTTTTTAATATTTGCATTTGCTGTTTTAGGTAATTCTTTTAAGTCTTTAAGTTTTTTTTGTAAGTCTTGTAATTTATCTACTGTTTGTCCTACTTGTCCTATCAATTGACCAGCAACTTCATAAGCTCTAGGGTGTTGACCTTCTCTCGCAATATCTAATATACCTTCAATTGCTTCTTGTCCTCTTTCAATTAGATTGTAATAGTTTTCTCTACTATACTTGTAATCATTATCCACATCTGCTTTTTTAGCATCTTCCATACGAGGAACAGGTGGTTTAATTTCTTTTGCTTTGACTAGTTCTTTTGTAGGCTCAGGAGTGTCAATTCCTAAAATTTCATTTACCTTATCTTCTAATTTACTCATATTACTATTTATCAAGTTAAATTGTAGTTAATTACAGCTCTCACATTATGTTCTGGTTGATTACTTGTATGCCATTGTTTACCATTAAAGATAACTACTCTACCAGCTTTAGGTGTAACTCTTTTCTTTTCTACTAGATCATCAAAGTGTGGTACTTTATCATAACCTTCAAACTTGTTTTCATAGATTACAGTATCGCCATCACTATCATTTACATAATACAAAACAACTAAATGATCTATGTCAGCATCCACATGAGGTGCGTCTAATATTCTATCTTTTAGATTTAAGGGGAGTTGTAAAAATGAACGACCTTGTAAACATTCTTTTCTTTTAAAGTTTATCTTATTACAAGCAGCGTCTATAATAACACACATATCAGTATGCCATTCATATACATTTTCTGCGTTAGTTATGAAACGATAATTAAATCCAGGTCTTTGTTGCTTGTTATCGGGTTTAGTGACATCTGGTATAAACTGCCATCTGATCTCTTTGAAGATTATATCTTGGATATGTTTTTGAGCTTTAGAGTCAATAATATCATCAAATACAAATATGTCATCAATCATAATATAAAATTAAAAGAAAAACTAATTCTGTCTTCCGTACTTTCATTAGCAGATACACTATGATTTAAATATGAAGGAAATAATATAAGTTCATTGTTTTCAGGTTCTATATCCCAATGCTCACTATTTCTAGCATCAAATTCTTTCCATTCTGCTTGTCTCCATGTATATACTAACTGATCGTGGTAACCATGATAAAAACGAATACCACCACAATTTTTATGTGTCTTTAAGTAATATACGCCTGATATAATACCAGCATGATTATGTAATACATTTGATTCTTTTTGTTTATTAATATTAAACCAAATACTTTCTAAAGTAAGAGGTGATTTAATTTTTAACTCTACACCAAAATTATAAACTTCTTTTATTATTTTATCCAATAAAATTTTTATAGGCCCATCTTCACAGTCTAATCTAAGACTTTGATAACCACCTGCGTTAGAAGCTTTTCTACCTTTTGGATTATTTGTTACATATTTATTAACATAATTAAGTAACATAGTATTATCTACATCACATTTAGAAATGTATAATGGAACCTTAAATATATCTTGTATCATTTTTTAATCATAACTTTCAAATCAGGTAAGTATAAAATATCTATACTTGATCTCTTAAAAGTATTTATGGCATCGCTTAAAGTCTCTACAATAGGCTCTCCGTCTATGTTAAAAGAAGTATTAAACAATATAGGACAATCTGTAATTTTATTAAACTCACTTATTAGATTATGAAAAGTTTTATTTTGTTCATACTCTAGCGTTTGTACTCTACAAGTACCATCTATATGTGTGATAGCTGGTAAGTCTTTTGTCTTAACATCACAAGCATACATCATAAAAGGTGAGTCTTCAATATCAAAATATTTGTTAGCGTGTTCTTTTAATACTGTACCAGCGAAAGGTCTAAACCATTCTCTTTTCTTTACCTTGTTTACAATATCTTTTCCATCTTTATTACGAGGGTCAAATAATATACTTCTATTACCTAATGCTCTAGGTCCACCTTCTGATCTTCCTTGATATAACGCTACTATTTTTTGATCGTTTAATTCTTTTGCTACATCTTCTTCATTACACTTAATCCACTTTTCATTTTTAATATTTTCTAAAGTGTAATTATAGTGAAACCCATAATAGATATTTTTTTGTTTTCTTATTGTACTATCATTATTTTTATCGTGCCATAACATTTTAGCTAGGCCCATAGAAACACCTGTATCACTAGACAAAGGTTCTATGTATAAATTAATATAAGGTATAGACTTTCTTATATAATCATTAGCTACACAATTTAAAAAATAACCACCAGATAAACATACATCTTTGATACCTGTTTTTTCTACCATCTTTTTAATATATTCACAAACATATTCTTGTGTTTCTTTTTGTAATTTGTAAGCAAAGTTAGCTAGTATTTGAAAATCTTTTGTATCTAGGTATGGATAATCTTTTAAGTTTAAGTAAACATCTTTTAAACCTTTATCAACTGCAAATAAATTTTGATTTATAGTACCATTTGTATATATTGGTGGTATATTTTCATCTTCTTTTCCATATGTTGCCATACCCATAACTTTACCAGCATCTAAAAATTCCCAACCAAAATGTGTTGCTAATACTTCATAAGCTTTTGCTTCACTTACAGAGTTTACAACTGAATATTTTTTATCCCACTTTCTATCTTTTAATGATATAGGATAACTTATTCTCTTATGTATCAAATCATGTATCATAGGATATTCTAAAATATAAGTTGATAAATCTTCTCTACCATAAAAAACATTCTTATCATCATTATCGAATATAACTTCTGAACCTGATCCATCTAAAACAATACTTAATGATTTTTTAAAACCTGAATTATAGAAAGAACAAAATGCGTGTTGTAAATGATGAGTTTGCCAAGAATCATATATCTGTGTTTTTACGTTAAATGATTTATTTAAACGAAATATTTGATCGCAATATATGACGTGTGAATTTCTTTTAGGATCAATTTTCCAAGCTGGCGCCATACCAGCTAAAGCAATTGTATCTACTTTAGAAACGTATTTGGGTAAGTGAGTTATTGCGTTAAAGCAATAATCATCATATTTGACTTTTGATAATCTTTCATTTTCTATGTGGAATGTAACTTCTCCATTTTGTAATAAACAAAGAGAAGAATTATGACTACGAGTTATTGATATAATTTCCTTCACCAGCTATGTATAATATAATTAAAAAGTTATTTTATGTCCAACGAACTATAACAACACCTTTACCACCACTTGCTCCAGCTGCTCCTGATGCGAGTGGTCCTTGACGACCTGGAGCTCCTCCACCACCACCTCTATTTGCTGTTCCAGCTTGACCATCTAATGGTGCGCCAGATCCTGGTGCTTCACTACCAGCATTTCCACCACCACCTTGTCCACCTGCTCCTCTAGTTGGTCCAACAGAGCAGTTACCCATAAAAGTACCTCCTCCACCACCAGCGTAATAAACTGAAGTTGTTCCATCAGCAATAGTATAAGCTTTACCTGCACCACCATTACCTGAGGCTATAGTAGCGCTATAAGGATATGCACCATTAGCACCAACTGCGGCAGCGCCACCTCCACCTCCACCATTTGATGAGTTTGGTCCTGGTGAGTTACCACCGTTATTACCAAATCCGTATGCGCCTGAATCATCAGGTTGAGTTGATTGAATTCCTTGTCCGAATTTATTAGGTCCATCAACAGGAGCTCCACCACCTGATCCACCTTGACCTCCAGTTTCTCCTGGATAACCACCACCAAAACCACCACCTTTAGCAGTTAATGTTCCGAATACTGAATCTTGTCCATTAAGGTTACTTCCGGGTCCAGCAGCTGGCCATGCGGCCTCTCCTGTTCCACCACAACCGACTGTAACTGTAACTGTTCCACCTGGTGTAACAGGATAACCTGGCATAAATACTAATCCACCAGCACCACCGCCACCACCAAAATGTTTACCTGCGCCACCACCACCAACTACTAGTGCATCAACAGCTGATACACCTGACGGTACTGCGAAAGTACCAGATGCATTAAATACTAGAAATGAAGGTGCCTGAATTGTAATAGAGAATGTTCTGCTTGTAGTATTAGAAGCGTTATCTATTGCTCTTAATACAAATGTTGAAGTAGTATCACTACCAACTGCAGTTGCGTTACCAGATATAATAGCTGTACCACCATCTGAACCATTTTGAGTTAAAGCTAAACCTGCTGGTAAAGAACCTGATTGTAATTCAAAAGTACAATTTGCCGCTGACTCTGGGTCTTGTGCTACTACTGAAAAAGATATACCTGATCTTTGAGCATCAGTTTTTGTTCCTAAAGAACCTGCTGCTGTTACAAAAGCTGGAGAAGCGTTTACACTTACTTGATCTGCTTTTACTATATCTAAACCACCTTGAGTGACCACAATATCATATGGCTCGCCACTATCTGGTAAAGATGATTTAGCAAGTACACACGTTAATTGTGTGTTTGAATTTCTTGTTACAGTACTGAAAGCAACATCAGCGCCAGAAGTATTCCTAAGTTTAGCAGCAATTCCTGATAAATAATTTGTACCTGTGACAACAAAAGTGTGATTACCTGTACCGTCTCCATTTTGTACTGTTGTCGGCGAAATAGATGTGATAGTAGGTACAATAGTTCCTACGTTAGAAGCATTTACTTTTTTAAAAACACCAGCACTTGTATCATAGATAAGAATCTGGTCATTATCTTGTCTAACCTCATTTAATAAAGTATTACCAGTGATTACTGTATTGTCTAAATGTTCTTCACTAATCGCATCATTAGCTATTTTAGTAGCGTCAATTGCATCACCTTCGATTTTAGTGCCATCAACTGCATTAGCCCCAAGTGAATTTTTTACTATTTTGTTAATTGCCATAATTGATTATCTCTCTCTTACCTATTATTTATACTATTTATTCGTCTGAATCAGTGGTTGTACTGTATTTTTTACCATCATTATAGTTTTGTATAGTTGTTGTAAATCCAAAATCGTCATCTGCATCAGCTGACGTAGGATTAGGGACTATTATAATTCGTTCTTCTCTTGCCTTATTAGTTGTATCTGTATCTGTGTATAGATCAGTTTGAGTTTCTTTGATAACTTTTTGAGTTGACGCAGGGCCAAATAAGTAAGTTTTCGCAGTAAACCCTAATGTATAGATAACAGCTCTTCTTTGTGAGAAGTCGCCATTGTAAGTGTCTTCATAATTAACACTATTTAAAACTATTGGTATATCTCTCTTTATATCTAATTCTGGTATTGCGTTTACTGTTACAGTATAGTCAGGTTGAAAGAACGGTAGTATTTGTTCTATAATTTGTAGACCTGCCTCTGCACTCGCTGTAAAAGAATATAAATTGTAAGATATGTTATAAGGAACAGGAACAAAGTTATAGTTTAATACTTTACCCTCATTACCAGCCTTAACGTGTTTGAATTTTTGTACTCTAGTTAATTTTCTACTAGAGTCATATGCGATACCTGAAATCTCAAAACTCATACGAGGTAAAGTTACAGCAAACTCTCTATTATCTAAACTTGGTTGAGCATCTAGTCTTGCTAAAAATTTTTCTTTTGGAGCATATGCTAGTGGCACTTTAATTGATTGACTAATATTACCAGCACTATCTCGTCTTTTAATTAGTATGTTGTTAAATATTTGACCAAAGCCTATGGTCATTCTTCTCATACTTTCGTTATAAAAATAAGTTCCAAACATGCTAGAAATCTACCTCTCCAAATGGGTTACGTTCTGTAAAATCTAATATATCATCTCCAGCAGAAGATGTATCAAAACCAGCTTCGCTATCTAAATCATTATTTTGAGCGTAAGCTGATTGAGTTTGTAAGTCGTAAGTTTCAAGTAATAGATAATTAACATCACCACTTGCGCTATCATTTTCTAATACCATTGAACCAACTTCATTCTCTAATGTAAATTGATGAGCTAATAAATCTAAACTATATTTGTCTTCAGCAGCATCTATTCCACCAACACCTGTATTCAATTCTTCTGAACTATATTCCCATCTAGTACATACTAGTTTGTAAACAGGTAATTGTCCTAATTGAAAGAACGGCTCTTGGTCTTGTACGAACTGTATCTCAAAAAAACTATTCATCAAAGGCATATAAATTATATCGCCTTCGTTTGGTCTACCTTCAGCAATCAATGTAGCTTTTTCATCTACTGCTTGATTAAATCTTCTTTTAGAGATCATAAAGGTTGTATCTTCTCTAATCTCTAAACCAAACTTATTAACTATTTCTTGTTCACCAGCAAAGCCTTCAGTTGTTTCCATATACGCTTCAAGTAAAAGCGCAGATGAAAATTTAGACAACATATCTTCGCCTAAAATTAAGTCTCTGTTAACTAGTGTTCGTGGTAAGTAATAAACATCTTGGCCATATATTTTTAGGCCTTCAATGATTAAATCTTCGTAAAGTCTTTTCTCGGATTGATTGCCGATACCCTTACCATCTTGGAAATAGTGATTAACTGGCATGGCATTATCCTATCATCATTGCTGGATTTAATTCGTAAGTTGTTCTTAATTCCGTTTCTAATTTTTCTATATCAGATAAAGCTTCTGAATATATTTGTTGACCATTTAATGTAACTCCACCTAACATAGCAACACCATTAAATTTAGATAGATTAGCGCCCCATTGTTTTTTGAATAAAGCTGTTACATATCTTTTTAAGAATAGATCATCATTAACATCTGTAAAAGTAGTTGGGTCTAATTTTCTATAACATTCTATAACTAGATACTCACCAACTTGTAAATCATTCTTCCAATCCATATCAATGTATAGTCTATTATCGTTTTGATTAAATCTCATAGGTTTTTCACCAACAAGTATATGATCTAAAAAGTCTAAATGTCTTAATACATTGTCATAGTTAATAATAGAAGTAGAAGAAAAGTCGTATAGATCATTTAATCTTAATTGGTATCTAACATCAAATAAATTTAAATTACCTTTACTTGAAAAGGGTAATACATTAATTACAGAGATGACACTTTCAGGTACAACTAAAAAACCTTGTCCCTCTTTCCAATTTGTAGTAACAGAATTTTTAGATTGTGATTCAGTAGAACCATCTACTGTCATTCTATCGTAATCGTCTTGTGTGTATTGATACTTTAAATATGTTCTTCTAATACCATCATAGTGATATTGTGCGTAATATTGATATGCTTCGTCTAGTCTATCTTCTAGTTGGTCATCATCAACATTTATATCAATTACAGGTTTCCCTAACGCTCTTAATGCGTATTGTTTTAACGTTTCTCTTGTAGCTGGTTTTGCCATTGTGTTCTCTTTTCCCTACTATTTATAAACTATCCTAGTGCCACAGCTTGCGCTATAGCGAATGCTGGCGTTGTTTTAGTATCTAATTGTGTTTGAATAGCACTTGTAACACCATCAGTATAATTCAATTCTGTTGCTGTTGCTGTAACTGCTACATCTTCATTGATTTTAGGACTAGTTAAAGTCTTGTTTGTAAGTGTTTGTGTTGATGTTAATAACGTAATATCAGATGTGTTAGATAAGTCTGTTGACGCTATATTGATAGCACTTGATCCATCAAATGATTGTCCAGCAATATTAACTGCTGATGCTAATGCTGTAGCTGTATCAGCGTTA